ATGACGACACAAGAAAGGTTAAGATTCATAGATGCATGTGCAGAGATTGGCGCGATTGCAGAGAGTAACAACCTTTATACCTTTGGCCTTTCTGATTGTATAGCGAATACCGGCAAATCTTTTGAAGAGTTGACCGTCCGTGAGCTGGTTATTTTGCACCAAGATTATAAGAAATTGTTCAACTTTATTTATTCTTGATTCCCGCGGAGGGCACGAAGATGAATGTCAATCCACTCGATTTGCACGCAGGCGACAAGGTTTATCATTCTTCGTCATTGAATAGTCCAATGCAAAAGCTAACATTTTTCTGTCGTATAACAGAAAGCTGTTATCGATTTTTTACCGTTGGTTCTATTGTTCAGCTGACCCCTGAGCAGATCTCAACTGAATGTTATCCTCGCAGTTGAACGGGTGATTCTATGAAGAAAAACTTTCAACTATCACTTCTTGATCTGCCTGGTGTTCGATCTCCTGACAACCGTATCCTGGTTAATTTATCTGGTTATTGTGGCCCTGTGTTCAAGCCGTTTGACTGCTTGAATATTCATCCTACTATTGCCGCCGGTCGTTATCGTAAGCGCACAACTGGCTTTTATAGTAATTCGGGTCGTACATCTCAGCGTCAGTTTTCAGAGGTGAATCTATGATTATGGGCAGTTTCATAATCATAGATTCACCGAACACCAAGCGAAGCGCGGTAGTCTTGCTTATTGCCTTGCTCTTGTCATCCTGCGCCCCAATGGTTTCAGTCCACCGTGACAGCCTGCCTTTAACCCCTGCACCTGCAATATCCACAACTCGTCCAGCTGGGTCTGTAAGCGTAGAAATTTCTCAGCCGGAGACAACTACCGAAGTTCGTTTTGTAAGCGAGCCAAAAGAAAAAAGGTTTTTATCTCCGAAAAATATCGCTGCCGGTGTCCGCATGGACTTTGATGCCGTTGAAATGCGAGACTTCATCCAGGTGGTAACAGACAGCCTCGGGGTGAATTACGTTGTTGATCCTGCGGTCTCCGGCACGGTCACAGTCCACACCAGTCAAACTCTTTCCGGCCTGCAACTCTTCGCGGCTTTCCGGGAAATCCTGCAGGTTCACGGACTTGATATTCGGCACGATGGTTCTATCTCCGTTATCCATCCGGTGTCCGGCATAAAGAAACGATATGACCTGGGCGGTCTTCATGTAAGACTTATAGCCGTAAAAAATGCTCCAACCAGCACCCTTGTTACCGAACTGCAACAGGCATTATCGGCAATTGATCCAGGTCGTGAAGCCGTCCAGGTCATATCTCTGAACAGATTACAATCGGTAATGCTCCTGGCTCGTGATGCCTCAATGTTGGATACAGTTTCCGATTGGATTCATGACCTGGATACTATCCCTGCCGATGCTCGGCAAAATATCTATTTATACCGAGTCCGCTGCGGCCTGGCTTCCGAACTCTCGAAGCTGATTAACGCTTTGCTGTATTCTGATTCCGCCACAAATTCTATATCCTCATGGTCAATCCCGAACAATTCCAGCTCTTCCGCTTCGCCGGTGCCTCCTTCATCGGCAGAGGCACGGGCTGACTCTATATCATCGGCGCCGGTTCCTTCTTCCTACACCCCGCCGCCGCCGGCCACTTCTGGCCGACCGAATACCCCGATTATAATACCCGATGATTCGGGCAATGTTCTGTTGATCCGCTCAACCGGCAGCGAACATTCCCGAATCGTCAAAGTACTTGAGCAGCTCGACACTGTGCCGCGCCAGGTGCTTATTGATGTGCTGGTTGCGGAAGTTACCCTGGGGGACTCTTTGAGCTTTGGCGTTGAATGGGCAATTAAGAACGGACAAGTAAAGATAGGTGGTTCAAAGCTCAAACCCTCCGCGGTGACTTCTTTTTCTGGTGTTACAGCTTCTGCCACCGGCGGCTTTGCCTTTGCATTGCTCAATACTGCCGCCGATCCTGTGGCGGTGGTCAATGCCCTGGCGTCGCAAACCGATGTCAGTTTGCTTTCTTCACCACAAATTTTTGTGCAAAACAATAAGACCGCCCTGGTCAAAGTCGGCGACCGGGTACCTATCGTCACTACCCAGACAGAACGGATCGGCACTGATCAACCAACTACCGACAAAACCGTTACCTATAACGACACTGGCACCATTCTTACCGTTACGCCAAGAATTCATCATGATGGCATGGTGAGCCTGGATATAACCCAGCAAGTGTCGAACGCCATAGCTAATAAGACCAGCTCGATCAGCTCCCCAGTAATCCAGACCAGGGAGATCAAAACCAGCTTGTCTATCCGTGATGGTCAACCGGTAATCTTGGGCGGTTTGATTTCCAGGGGCAAAACCAACACCGGCAACAAGGTTCCGTTTCTTGGCGACCTGCCCGGTGTTGGCCAGCTCTTTCGATATGATAGCGCAGAAACAACCAGGACAGAATTATTGATAATCATCACGCCGCATGTCGTCTATGCGGACAGCCTGGATCAGTTTCAGGCCAATTACAAACCGGTGGCGGACGATCTCCGTAACCGTCTTCATTCCACTATTTCGCGGGAAGATAGGCTTCCTGCTTTTGCCCGCTGAGGGTACTTTTTAATCACGAGGTGACACTATGAGTAATGAACCTAAACCCGCAACACCTGTCGTCAAACTGACCCCGAATGAACTCAAAATGAGGCTGCAGGGTAAGATTGCTGGGATTGACCAGTTTGATGGTCAAAACGGCACCATCCACGAAACTTTGATCGTCTTGCCGTCTGTCGATGAATATTCGTCTCCTTCTCGTTTTGCCGTGAAGTCTGAACGCAAGATTGGCAAGCCTGGAGAGTCTATTGACGTAACTGTTTTTGTGAAAAGCCGTTATTGGAAATCACAGTCTGGGAAGGTGAACCATACCCCCGACCTGTGGCTTGATGACGCTGCGTAACTAATTTTCGCCTGGGCGGCGTAACCGGGTACTTGCCTTTGGCCGGGCGGTTCCCATTTTAACAAGAGGAGGTGTGCATATGGAATGGACACCATTGGTAACCACCACAATGTTTGATGGGATAAGAGCAGATATGTTGACCGCAACAGGCGGGATCATGACGCTTGTCCTGATTGTCGTAGGTGGTGGTATTTTGGTCCGCGTACTGATGCGCTGATCGTATTCAATTTTTCAGGAGGTTTTTGTTATGGATGCTCTTTTCACCGCAGCAAATATTACTGGTCTTTCTGGTAACGTTTCAACCTTGTTGATTGGTTTCATCGGGATCAACTTGCTTTTCCTTGGCTATCGTTACGTCAAGAAAAGCATGGGCCGCGCATAATCGCGGTTTGCCTGGTGGGGGGCGCAAGCCCCTCACCTCCTTTTCTTTCTGCTGTCTGTCCTATCTGTATAGCTGGTCGAAAGCAAACGAGGTGACCTAATGAATCCAACAGATATCGTTTTTCAAGCTATATCACAACTGACCGGCGGTTTGATCACTGATCTTACTACTGCAATAGTTGGCATGGTTCTTTTGTCGTTTATTGCAATGGGTGGTGATCTTCTTTTGAACGTCCTTGATTCGATGATTGCGTCTAAATTTGAACTCAAAAAACTTACAGGTCGTTTTTCCGTACCTACGGTAAATGGCAAACTTACTATGCAATCAATTAGTCGTGAAGTTTCTTATTATGAAACTGGATTAGAAAGCAAACATACTAAAAGCAAAGGTTCCAGTTTGGATCGAATGGATGATGATGACACACATTTTAAGAATTTTCGTTATTAAACCTTAAGAGGAGTTTTTCAAATGTTGAACCTCTCCTTGTCTGACCTCATCAAATTAACGACTTACATTGCAGCTTATTCTTTAACCATAATTTTCATGTACTGGCGGCGATGATATGGAATTTGACATTGCATCATACGGAATGGGCCTTGGCCTGGTCATGGTTGGCTGGGTATGTGGGATGATTGTTTCCACTGTTTTTAGCCTAATTCGTCGTTTAGGAACTCTCGCATGAAACGGATATTTTTTTCAGCTATTTTGGTTGTGGTGTGTTTTGTGTCAACTCCTGTAATGGCTGAAATTCAATATTTTATATCTACTGTTACCCCATCTGTAATTACATCTGGTAATGGTTCTGTTTTTACTCAATATTATAGTGCTTTCAATTATGCAAATAATCCTCCTACTTACACTATGGCTGGCGATTATGTTGCGTTTACCGATGTAGTTCGTTCCCAGGATACAAATTTATTTTGGTACAATACGGTTACAGGTGCATATACTCGTTTTTTTCCATATTCTGACGGTCGTATTCGTTCATCTGAGTATAATACGTTTTTACAGTTTCTAAATAATCAACCTGTTGTTCATACCTATGATCCTGCGTTAGGTTCTGTTCAGTCTCAATATCCTAATGGTTTTATTGCTCCGCCTCCTGATGATCCGCCTCCTGATGATCCGCCTCCTGATGTTCCGCCTCCTGATGTTCCTATTGATCTTAATAAAGCCATTTCTTTTCTGCTCGGCGGTTTGACGGGTTTTGGTTTTGCCCTGGCCTCATGCACAAGGTGGTGAATCTATGATGATCTTACCCGAAGGCTTTGATGTCGCTTTGCTTATATCGGATTTCACCGCCGTGGCCACTCCGTTTGTCGGACTGGCCCTGCTGCTGTCTACCGGCGTGCTGATCATGCGGATCCTAAAGAGGGCTTAATCAGTGAAACTTGATATTCTTTCCCTAAAAACCCGTACATTCTGGACGCTGCTTTTCGCGGCCTTCGGTGTGATTGGGATCGTAAAGAATTTGGTGCAGATATGCGTAAATTACGTGCATTGATTGCTTTTTTCATGGTGATTTTGATCCAGATTACGCCCTGGTCACTTGGTTTACGTCCTGCTCATGCTATTTGGCCTCTCATTCCCGCTGTTGCTGCTGCCTTAGCAGAGGTTGAGGTTGGCACTGTTATTTCTGCTGGTTTGGTGACAGGTTCTATCATATATGCTCAAGGATCAACTTATAATGCGTTAGATACGTCTATTGATCCTGTTTCCGGCAACATTGCAAGGGCTGTTTATCAAGCAAAAGAATTTGGTGTTGGTGCTCAAAAAGCATTTTATGGTGTACCCGCGAAGGTTGAGCTTGGTTTTAACAAGGTTCTTGATTGGGTTCAGGCTCACCCTTTAGATTTTCCTTTGTTACAATCTGCTTTTAATGCAGCCAGTTCACCGGCTCCTTTTACTCCTTTGCCGTATGATGCTATTGTTGCGGCTCAATCTGGTTTTCCTTGGTCTGTCAATCCTGGAACTTATATATCGGGAGCTTATGGTGGCGGTTCCTTGGCTACTGATGCAGCGTGTCAGGCGCAATTTCAAGGTTGGGGCCTTATTAGTTCAAGTGGCATTAAAATTTTGTATGATGCTAATGGAAGACCGACACACATGAACTTGAACGCTCGTAAAGGGCCATCATGGTGTTTGTTGGATCAACAACAGTTAACAAATCCAGTACGGCAAACATCAAATGTGGCGGTAGATTATCCTCCTCCTGCTGTTATTTCACCATCTGGCTTTGCTTCTGGTTTTGCCCATTCCCCAGAAACACAAGCTGAAATAGATAAAATGATTTTCGGCAATCCTGCAGCTGTAATTGCGAAACCTGTTTCTTTTCTTCCCTGGCAAGTTTCCGCCGCGCATGCTCAAGCTGTTGCGAAGGCTGCTCAAACGACCGCTGTAGCTGCCGAATCTGCCTCCGCTGCTAATCCGGCTGATATCCCGTTACAAATTGCCGCTTCACAAGCTCGCGCTGCTGCAGATCAAGCTGAAATAGCGGTTCAAGGGGAACTTGCTAAATCAGAAGCCGTTGAAATTGAGAAAGCAGCCGAAGCCGAGAAAGAAGCGGCAGCTGACATTCCATATTCACCTTCTACTCTTGCTGGCCCCTATACTTTACCCACCGTTGATTTTGGCGCACGCCTGCAACAGTTTATTGATTCTGCAAAATCTTCATCCATTTTTAGTCTTCCTGGTTCAGTTTTCGGCAATGTTCCTGGTGCCGGCATAAGCACTATGACAATTAATGGTGGTCAGATCTTCGGTACCCATGTTTTCGATTTTGCGGATATGTTTGGAATGTGGGTGGTTCTGCGCGGCATTATCTTGACCGGTTTTTCGTTTATTGCTGTTCGTGTAGTTACCCTTAAACGGTAAAGGTTGCTTAAATGTTCGGCATAATGGCTTTCATCAATGGCTTTTTTACAACTATCCAAACTCTTCTTGGCTGGGTTCTTGATGGTATGTTGTACGTCCTGAAAACTGCTCTATATTTTCCTTTTGATGGTCTCTTGACTGTGGTCTCCGGCCTGATCTCTGTGCTGAACGTTTCCAGCCTAATTGTATCATCTGCTTCTACCTGGGGTGGTATGCCGCCTCAGCTTCTTTATATCGTTAATGCAATCGGTATTCCCCAGGGGCTTGCTATTCTTGCTTCTGCCTATCTTCTGCGTATGGGCTTAAAC